CTTTAGTCAAACACAAGATGGAAACACACAAAGATCATCTACAAGTCCAGTTGAGCAATTTACAGAAAAGTTAGATTATAGACTTAGAGGTAGAGCATTTGCTTTACGAATAGATTCAACATCGTTAGGAACTAAGTATAAACTTGGTACTCCACGAGTTGATATTAGACCTGATGGAAGAAGATAATGTTAGTAACTAGCATACCACAATATATACAAGGCTTAACAAATGCAAAAGTTGATTTAACAACAACTGATGCCACTGTTTTATATACTGCACCTAGTGGAGCAGATTTTAATGCGTCTGTTGTAAGTTCTATAATAGTTTCAGAAGATAGTGGTAATGCTGATACGTTAACACTAACTATTACAAATGGCAGTGACGTATTTAGCTTGTTTAAAGTTAAAGCAGTAGGTGCAAATGGTACTATTGAATTATTAACAAGAGATTTAGTTTTAGAAAGTGGTGAAGTATTAAAAGTACAGGCTGCAACAGCCAATAGATTACATGTTGTGGCAAGTATACAAGAACTATCGAAGACAAGAGTGACAACAAGTGCGTTAGCACAGATATAGGATTGAATATATATTTAAAATAAGGTAGTGTGTTAGAATGAGTATAGGTAAATTATTAAAACAAATTGCTCCAATAGCTCTTAGTGCAGTCGCAGGACCTTCTGTTGGAGCTGGTTTAGGACAATTGTTCGGTACATCTGCTGTTAATCCGTTTATATCAAGAGCGTTAACAGGTGCTTTAGCTAGTAAACTTGGTGGTGGCAAAACAAAAGATGCCGTTATGGCTGGTTTGTTATCAGGTGGATTAGGTGCGATGTTTGGCGGTGGAGCTGGAACAGAGGCTGGATCAAACGCAACAAACCAAGCCGCTGTTAAAGCTGGAACGATTGGAAAAGACATGTCAAAAGAACTTGCTCGTAATCAAGCAGTTCCAGAGGCTATTTCAAAAACAGCAACTGACACAGCATCAGAAGGTATTAAAAAAGTAGTTACAGGTGGTAGTGAATCGAGCTTGTTAAATATGTTAGGTATAGGTGACGATACTATTATGGGTAAAATATTAGGTTCAAACTTAGGTCAAGGTCTTAGTGCTGGACTAATTGCTCAGTTACTCGCTGGAGACGAAGAAGAAGATACAAGAACAGCATTTGAAAGAAGACCTTTTGGATATGGTGGCCCTGGTGGTAAACTTGGTGGTATAACATATGCTAATATGGGTGGAGAGATGGGTTTCCCTCGTAGAAATGGCGGCATAGACCCAAGTGAAGGCTCTGGACGTAAAGATGACGTACCTGCTATGCTTATGGCGGGAGAATTTGTGTTAACTAAAGACGCAGTTAAAGGATTAGGCGGTGGAAATCAAAGAAAAGGTATTCAAAGAGCTTATGATATGATGGATAACTTGGAGGCTAGGGCATAATGGCAGTTCAAACCTATGAAAATATAAATAGATTACCACCATTTCTTGAAGGTTTGCAAAAAAGATTATTGCAAACTGGATTCGGAGAATTTGATGGCGCAGATCAAACTACTAAAGGTCTTTTAGATTCTTCTTTAGGATTACCAGATTATCAAATAGCTGGAATGGACCCACTTCGATCGTCTGCAATAGGATTAGGCGAACAATTGTCTGGTTCTTATGAACCTTTTATACAAGGAGCAAAAGAACAAGATTTAGCTGCTCAACAAGCATTAACTAGTGGATTAGGTTTCTTACAGCCATCACAAGCAAATATAGATAAGTTTATGAATCCTTATCAACAAAGTGTTATTGATTCAGCAATGACGCAACTTGATAGGCAAGCTGATATGAGAAGAGCTGGAGCAGACGCTCAAGCTATACAATCAGGAGCTTTTGGGGGATCAAGACAAGGCGTTCAAAGAGCAGAAACAGAAAAAAATTTACAGAACACAAAAGCTGATACATTAGCTAGATTATTATCAGCTGGATTTGGACAAGCTCAAAAAGCCTCACAAGAAGCAGGAAGATTATCGGGTGGTATTGGTCAGGCATTTGGTACTTTGGCAGGTACAACGTCAGATATAGGTCGTTTGCAACAAGCTCTAGGTCAAGCAGATGTATCGCAATTAAGTCAATTAGGCGCAATGAGACAACAACAACAACAAGCACAATTAGATGCCACAAGACAGAATCAATTGCAAACAGCACAAGATCCTTACACAAGATTACAGTTAGGTCAAAATTTATTACAAGGAATGCCAAGTGCAAGTATTCCTTCTACTATATCACAAGCAACAACACCTTCTGCTAATCCATTTTTACAAGGTATAGGTGCTTACACAACATTATCACAAATCGCACCTTTTAGTGGCGGCCCAACGGGTAAATAGGAGCTGTAAAAGATGGCAATAAAACCACAAGGTATAGCTGGATTAAATGTAGGTGACACTAACACTTTATTAAATCAAATGGGCAAGCCTAAAAGTCTTAGTGATTTAGCAAATCTATATGGGCAAGGGATTTTAGGCGAAGGCCCTTTAAAAAACAAATTTGTACCACCCGTAGGAAAATTTAAAACTTCTCCAGGACAATCTACAGGTATGGGGTATTTAAAAGATATAGCAAACTTTGGTCTTAGTGGGGTTGATTTGTTCAACAAAGGTATTGGTGCTATTAGTGCTGTTACAAATCCTAGTGGTAATCTTATTGGTGATTATTTATCACAAGAAGATTCAGAATCTTTTGAAAAAAGAAAAAACAGAGTTTCTGATAATTTTTCTGGCCCTGAAGTTTTTTTACCAGATGAAAATAGAAATATATATGGATCTTTTAGTCCAAAAGGTCAAAAAAGACTCTTTGGTCAAGGTGAATTAGCAGAAGAAGAAAATGCTATAGCAGGTACAAGCGATACAGGGTCAGATGAATTACAAAAAAGATTATCTAAAATAATAGAATCAACTGATGTATCTGAAGAGGAAAAAGGTATTGCAGGTGAGTTAACATCAGAAAGCGTTGGTGGTACAGGAGAAACAAATGAAGTTGAAGGTGCTGATACAAATGCTAAAAAAGCTACTGTCAGCGCACTTAATGATTTTTTAAAAGAGGCAAGACCTGGAGTTAATCCTAAAACATTTGATGAATATATAAATGAATTTGGCGAAGCTACAGGTTTAGATATTTCTGGTGAAGCAGATACAAAACAAGCTCTAATGTCATTTGGATTAGCTTTAATGCAAAATAGAGCAGGTAAAGGCTTTGATATAAGTAAGATATTAACTGCTACTGGTGAAGCTGGTGAAGCTGCGATGCCCGACTTTAGAAAAGCTACAGCAGAAGCTAAATCTGTTAGAGCTAAAGCGGGTGCTTACGCTCTTAGTAAAAAAGAATCTGATCAAAAGAAAGCTATGAATAGAAAGGCTTACTTTGTTATACCAAAAGGTGATGGAAGTGCTTCATCTTTATCAAATATGATTGTAAAGGGCAAAGGCAGATTAACAAGATTAAATAGTTACGAGCTAAATAACCTTGACTCAAATTCAAAATTTAACGAACAATTTGAAATTGTTGACGCAGATTATTATAAAGATTATGCAAAAGCTGCTTTAACGGCGTCTGGTAAGAAAAAGTTTTATCAAAGCAAATCTGTAGATGTACCTTTATTTCGTGAAGCACCAAAAGGTTTAAGTTTTAAAGCTCAATTGGCAGATGGAAATTTTGCACCTGCTGGCACTTCACCTTTATTTATTGATAGTAGTAAAAGAGTTGTTGGAATGATTCAAAGCATGGAAAGAAAAGTAGATTATAATGCTAAAGAATTTGAAAAATTAGCTGGATTGTTAAATCAAACAGATGTAACTGTATTAGATCAAGGTAGATCTATTATTAAACAAACACTTAGAAATTTTGGTTTAAATATTGGTGACACAGATCCTGTTAAACAAATAAAAACAATAATGCAAAGATTACAAGCAACCAATGCAGCAGAAATTTTACAAGAGTCTGGAAAAACTTTGTCAGATGCAGATAGAAAATTTGTAAGAGAAATTGTGGGTGATGTAAACTTCTTAGAAGGTGACGAGGCTGTGCTTAGAGGAAAATTAAGTAACTTATTTAATGTTATTGTAAAAAGAGGTAGAGAAAATATTAAAGACTCTTATGATAATTTAGCTGCTTATGGCGTAAATATTGATAATAAAAACATTACTGCACAAAATACTACAATGATTAAAGGTGAAGATAATGTCTTTAGATTTAAAGTTCAAGGCACTACATAATGGCAATTATTAATGTTGAAACTCCACAAGGCGTAGTTAAAGTTGAAATAGAAGGTGATACTCCAAATCAACAAGAGTCTGACGCAATTCGTAATCAATTTTTTTCTGCACCTGATAAAACAAATCAAACATTTGAAGATTTATTAAGACAATCAGCTAAAACAACTTCCACAGATCAACCCACACAAGAAAACTTTGATACAGAATCTGGAATACAAAGTTTTGGTTTAAGGTCTGCTTTATCTGTTGCAGAAAATAATGCAGAAGAAGAAAATATATTGGCTAAACAAGGTTTTAACAGTTCAGATTATGTTAGAGATAATAGAGGTAGACTTGCATTAACTCCTAGTGGAGCTAAAAAAGTTGGTGTTGAAACAGACAAAAATGTATTAATAGATGAAGAAGGCTTTAGTAGAAATGATTTATCTGATTTAGTTGGCATATTACCAGAATTAGGTTTTGGTGTTGCTGGGGCTGTTAAAGGTGCCGCCATAGGAACTGGTATTGCTCCAGGAATAGGTACGTTATTAGGTGGAGCTATTGGTGCTTTTGTCGGTGGTGGAACTGGATCTTTAGTAGAAGAAGCAGGTGAAGGTCTTTTTGGAGTATCTAAACAAACTGCTGGGGATATAGCTCAAGATGCACTTATTGAAGGTAGTATAGCTGCTGGAGGCGAACTATTGTTCGGTATTCCTCTGTTAGCTTATAGAGCGATAGCACCTTCTGGTAAGAAATTTATACAAGAAGCAAGTAAAGAAGATTTAAGAATTACTGCAAAAGGTATTGAAAAAGGTTTAGAGCCAACAATAGCACAAATAAAAGGCAGACCAATTGCAGCTAAATTTCAACAATTACAAGAAAGTGTATTAGGTGGTTCACCAAGAACTCAAAATATAGCTACGGCTATGGAAAGAGAAATTGGTGAATTAAATAAATTTATAAGTAGAGCTTCTACAGAAGGTAGTGACAAAACTGCTGGAGATTTATTTATAGAATTTGAAAAAAAGTTTGGTAAAGAATTAGCTTCAAAACAAGCTAATGCTTATGGATCAATTATGTCAGCTCTTAAACAATCCGCTGACACATTAGCAGGTGGTCTGCAAAAAAATGCTGGTCTTGACGATGAGTTATTTGGTTTTATCCAAACTTCTGCAAAGAATTTTGAAAATAATATGTCTCAACAATGGTCAACTATTAATGAAGTTATAGAAACATCTATAGGTGATGCTAAAATATTACCTACATCTTTTGTAAAAGATATTGCAGAATTAGCAGAAAAGAAATTTGCACAAGCTGGAACTGGAAGATTAGCGACAGAAGAAGGTAAAATTGGATTATCTCTTGCAGAAGATTTACGAGCATTAGGTGACAAAGCATCTTTTACAGATGCTTACCAATTAAGAAGAAAATTATGGGATTTAAAAAATGCACCTAAAACAGCTGCAGAACTTGAACAAAAAAACATTATAGATGGCTCAATAAATCTTACAGAAGTTTGGCAAAAAGCAATTAATAATGTTGATAATTTATTATTAAAATCAAACATTGATTCCCTTACAAAAGACATTACCGATCAATTAGGCTCAGAAGCATTTAAAAAAATGCAAACTGTTTCAAAGTTATTGCCAAATGCAAGAAAACAATTTCGTGAAGGAACTGCTTTATATAACGACATATCAACAACTTTAGGTTCTAAAGAACTTATAGAAAAAATGAGAAGTGGCAATTTTAATATAGCAAGACCTGGTTCTTTAAGTGGATTAACAGACAATGTTGTTGGAACAGGTGGAACTCCTACGGGTCTTAATAGATTAAAAAAAGCACTTAATGACACTCAATACAATCAAATTAAAACAGAAATGGGTAAAGAATGGCTTAGAGGAGCTTTAAATAAAACAGGTTTTGATTCAATTAAGCCGACTAGTTTTAAACCAGACGTTTTCATAAAATCATTAGATGATTTAGGAGATACTGGCGTAGAGCTTTATGGTAGAGCTGAATACAATAGACTTAAACAATTTGCAAAAGGCTTTGAAGATTTAAAACTTACTAACATTGATGAAGAAGTTATTAGTAACGCTGTAGCACAAGGATTAGATCAAGGTGTAGCAACTGCAATGCGTGGAGCTTTAGATACACTTCAAGAAACATCAAGACTAAGAACAAATAGTGTTTTTTCAAAGATAAGAAATAATAAATTAGATCCTGAAGAAGCTGCAGATCTAGTTATGTCTGGCGGCGCAACTCGTGGTGATCTAAAAGCAGTAATGAATTTTTATAAAGACAAACCTGCAGAATTAAAAACTTTAAGAGGTTTTTATGTAGAAAATATGCTTGATAATATTGGTGCTGTTACTAATGCAGATGGCATGAAACAATTAGCTAAGAACATAGGTAAAGCTGACAAGAGCAATAAACTTGATATAGTTTTCCCTAATGTTGGCGACACTGCTGGTGTAGCACAAAATATTAGAGATTTTGGTAGAATTGTAGAAAAAATATCAACAAACATACCAAAAGGTGATCTTGTTGCAGCAGGTATTTTAGCTAACGTATTTAACAATGTTGGTAGAATTGCTAAAATGTTTGTTCTTGGACAACTTTTTACTGGTAAAAAAGCCATGAAAGAAATTGTAGAAGCATCAAAGAAACTTGAAGGAACTGCAAGTCCAACTGCTGAACAACAACGTCAATTTCTTACTGCTGTTTCTAACGCATTTCGCCCAGGACAAGCTATAACTCAATCCGTTGAAGAAAATGTTTCTGATGCAAATAGTCAATTACAAGCTATATCAGAAAATGCTGGAATAAATAAAGCTATAAAAAATGTTGCAAGTAATGCAAACAATCAAATGCAAGGTTTAAAATCTGTAAATACAAATTCAAATATAGGAAAAATAGATATAACACAGCCTGGAGTTGGTGCTGCTTTAGGAATTAACCCAAAAGACTTAGCATATATTGAAAGAAGAGGAACGCCTAAAGTTGATACGGGCGTAACGCCACAAGGAATATTTACACCATGAACATAGAAAAATTAAGAGAAGAATTAAAAGAAGATGAAGGATGTAAGTACGAAATTTACTTAGATCATTTAGGTTTGCCAACGCATGGGATCGGTCATCTTATTACTGAATGGGATGAAGAATATGGTAAAGAAGTAGGAACACCAGTTTCAGAAGAACGAGTTAATAATTGTTTCCAAACTGATGTTCATGGTACAATAGAAGAATGTAAAAAGTTATTTGATAAATTTGATGAATTACCTGAAGAAGTGCAATTGATCTTATGCAATATGATGTTTAATATGGGCAGACCTCGTTTGTCTAAATTTGTTAAGTTTCGTGCTGCTATAGATAACAACGATTGGCTTGAATGTGCAATTCAAATGGAAGATTCGAGATGGCATAAACAAGTAACTAATCGTGCAAATCGTTTAATAAAACGTATGGAAGCCATAGGTATTAAAGAACAAGTCGCTTAATTATTAAGTGTACCTAATCCTAAACGAGTTACATTTTCTTCTTTAAATCTTTCTTCGTAATCTTTGTCCACCCAAATAGATATTTGTTGACGAATATTACGTCTTTCATCAGCGCATATTTTTTTTAATTTGTTATAAGTATCAACATCTATACCAATTGACTTGAATTTTGTTGTGTCTGCCATTATAATAACTCCCATGTATAGCAATAATAAAAGAATTATACCCAGAAAAGTTGGGAAACCCAACAAGTATTTTGCAAAAAAGACAGTTGCAATGGGATTAAGATTTGATTCTAGGTGGGAAGCAGAGCGTTGGGGTCAGCTAAAGTCTATGGAAAGAGCTGGTGTAGTTGATCAATTAGACAGACAAATTAAATACGAATTAAATGTAAATGGTCAAAAGATATGCAATTATATTGCTGACTTTACATATTTATTAGTAGATGAAAACGGTGAATCTAAATTTATTGTAGAAGATGCAAAAGGTGTATTGACACCTGAATTTAAGCTAAAGAAAAAACTTATGTTAGCTATTCATAACATTGACATTTTACTTACTTTCAAAAAAAAATAACAAATATTGTTGACAAACTGGTTTACAGTTCCTATTTTAGAGTTTCTAGCAACTTAAATATACGGAAGGAAGGTCAATGAATGCCGAAAAAATGTTTCATAATTCTATTGAATCTCTTTATCATTATAAAGAGGATCTAAAAAAAGAATTAGATAAAGTCAAAGAAAAGATAAATAATCTTAACATTGTGTTAGCTGAAAGGTATCAGAATGATGCTCGTGACAGACTAGCTGATGATGGTAAAGATTACGGAACAGTAACTATTAATGAAGATGGTTATAAGGTCAAAGTAACATTAAGCAAGAAAGTTACTTGGGATCAAGAAGGTCTCGCTGTTGCATTTACAGAAATGCAGCCTGATGACGCTAGGCACTTTGCAAAGTTAACTTATTCTGTTGAAGAAAAGAAATACAATGCAGCTCAACCAGCGATCAAAGCTAAGTTACAAGAACATAGAGTTGTTGAACTTAAAGGCACAACCATAGATATATCAGTTTAGGAGGATTGTATGGGATTAAAGATAATAACAGCCGAAGAGCGTTTGGCTGAAAAAAAAGGTCATAAGATTGTTATTTGTGGTCAAAGTGGCGTTGGTAAAACTACACTAGCAAGAACTTTGGATTCACAAACAACATTGTTTATGGACTTAGAAGCTGGAGATGCAGCTATTGAGGGGTGGATGATCGACATGGTAAGACCACAAACATGGGCTGAATGTCGTGACTTTGCTTGTTTTTTAGGTGGCCCTAATCCAGCTTTAACTGACGACCAACCTTACAGTAATGCTCATTACGATTATGTGAAATCGTTATACGGTGATCCATTAGAAATGATGAGCAAATACGATAGCATATTTGTTGATAGTATTACTGTAGCAGGTCGTTTATGTTTTCAGCATTGTATGGGTCATGCTGATAATAAATCAGAGAGAAGTGGTAAGGTTGATACTCGTGCTGTGTATGGTATGCACGGTAGAGAGATGATGTCTTGGCTTACTCACTTGCAACATATTCGTAGTAAAAATGTAATTTTCGTTGGTATTCTTGATGAGAAAGTTGACGATTATGGTCGTAAAATATTTGAACTACAAATAGACGGCACTAAGACTGGTCGTGAACTTCCAGGAATTGTTGATGAAGTTATCACAATGGCAGTTATGACTGGCGATGAGAATACAGGCACATACCGTGCTTTTGTATGTCAGACGTTAAATGAATGGGGGTATCCAGCAAAAGATAGATCGGGCAGACTCGATGTATTGGAAGAGCCGCATTTAGGCAAACTACTGACTAAAATGAGTGGTGGGGTAAAGCAGTCAGAAAGAGAATTGACTTTTGTTGACCCTGCTAATGTAACGTCCAGCAAAGAAGGAGATATGAATAATGCTTGACTTAAATGATGTTTCCATGAGCGAAACAAATACCGAGTTTGAATTGATTCCTGAAGGAACGATTGCTCGTGCCATTCTTTTAATTAAACCTAACTACTTAACACTAGAGGAGTTTTCTAACACACCGATGTTTAAGGAGTCTCCACATTCAAGTGCGAAGTATATAGAGGCTGAATTTACCATTGTTGGTGGTAAGTTTGACAAGCGTAAGGTTTGGCAAAATATATTTTTTGATGGAGATGCTAAAAACGATCAAGGCATTTCTAAGGCAAGAATAAACGGTCTTAGAACTTTACGTCTTTTAGTTGATAGTATGCTTGGTCTTGATCCTAAAGACGTTTCACCTGAATCTAATAACAAGAGAAAGATTCCTGGGGTTGATGCTCTTCAAGGTCAGGAGTTCTGTATTAAAATTGGTATTGAAAAAGGTACTAATGGATATTCAGATAAGAATAAGATGGTCAGCCCAATAGCTGCAGATCATAAGGAATATATTCCTAGTGGTCATGCTCCTCAAGCTACTGCTCCTATTCAACAGAGCAATCCAACATCTGAACCCCAAGCTACCACGGCAGGTAGTGTAGTGCCACCTTGGGCATCTTAAAAGGTAACTAATTTCTAGCGGCAAGACTTTCCTTCGTCTGCTAGAACTCGTTTGGGTAGTACGAGCGCCGCCAAACTACCCACTTCATCTAGCCATGAAAGGATAATTAATGATACTTAGACCATACCAAAAGATAGCAGTTGACGATGCTTCTATTGCTCTTACCAAACACAAAAACACTATTGTTGTCGCTCCAACGGGAGCAGGTAAGACAATCATGCTTTCAGCTTTAGTTGGTAAAAGATACAAGCAAGGCAAAAAGATTTTAATCTTGCAGCATCGTGACGAGTTGGTCAGGCAAAACAGAACAAAATTTTCAAAGGTAAATCCAAAGATAACAACAAGTGTAGTAGATGGATCAGAGAAAGATTGGTCTGGTGAAACTATATTTAGTATGGTGCAGACGCTTTCAAGACCGAACAATTTGGAAAATATGTGTGACTTTGACATGGTTGTAGTTGATGAAAGTCATCATGCAATAGCAGAAACATATACAAGAATTATTGATAGAGTTAAAGAAGCTAACAATTCAGTTGAGATAGTTGGCTTTACAGCAACTCCTAATCGTGGAGATAGAAAAGGTTTACGCAGCATATTTAATAATTGTTCGCATCAAATAGAAATCACCACATTAATTCGTGAAGGTTTTCTCGTACCACCAAAGACATTTGTTGTTGATGTTGGTGTCAGACAAGAATTAGAAAATGTTCGCAAAACCATATCTGATTTTGATATGGGTGAAGTTGAGCGTATTATGAACAAACGAGCCATTAATGAGCGTATTGTTCAGGAGTGGCAAGAAAAAGCTATCGATAGAAAAACAGTTGTTTTCTGTTCTACTATTATACATGCACAAGATGTATGTGACGAGTATCGTAGAGCTAACATTAGAGCTGAATTGCTTACGGGTGACACTCCAAGTGATGAAAGACAAAAGATATTATATGATTTAGAGCATGGAGATGTTCAGGTCGTTGTTAATGTTGCTGTGCTTACCGAGGGGTTTGACGCTCCACCAGTTAGTTGCATTGTTTTAACAAGACCATGTTCATACAAATCCACAATGGTGCAGATGATTGGTCGTGGATTGCGAACAATAGATCCCGAGGAACACCCTGGAATTATCAAAAGAGATTGTATAGTTTTAGATTTTGGAACAAGTGTACTTACACATGGATCGTTAGATGAAACAGTTGATTTAGAGGGTTCAGAGTCTCTAGGAACAGGTGCTGCTCCTGAAAAAACATGTCCACAATGCGAATCAGTTGTACCATTATCATCTCGTGAGTGTCCTTTATGTGGATATGAGTTCGGCAAACAAGATAAAGAAGTATTAGAAGACTTTATTATGACCGAAGTTGACCTTATGGATAGATCGCCTTATCGTTGGGTAGATTTATTTGATAATGGACGTTGCATGAGTGCTAGTGGTTTTAATGGCTTTGGTTTAGTCGCACACTTAGATGATGTGTCTATAGCCCTTGTAAAGCGTTCTAATGGACGATTAAGGGTGGTTAGTGTTGGTACTAAGGAACAAGCTGTAGCATCTGCTGATGACTTCCTAAGAGAGATTGAGGATAGTGACGGTGCAAGAAAAGGTAAAAGATGGTTGAATGAAGCTGTAACACCTAAACAAACACAAGCATTAAAGAACTGTGGTATAACAGTTAGAGTTATGGATTTTAGTTGGAACAAGTATAAAGCTGCTTGTTGGTTAAATTATTTGTGGAACAAGAGAGATATAGATAATAAAATCATAAGTATAGGAGATAAAAATGAATCGTAGTGAAGCATTAAAAAAAGCAGAACAATTGATTAATGGTGCTAGGGCAAGAACACATGGTGATGCCAAAGATACGCATGAATCAATAGCTAAAATTATGAATGTATTATGGAGACATAAGTTAAAATCAGATCTTACATTTGAAGATATGTATAAATTTTTTATGGTTGGTAAATTAGTAAGAGATTCACAAAATTCAAAGAATATTGATAATCCTATAGATATAATTGGTTATGGTGCTTTATGGGCAGAGGGAAAAGATGCAAAGAATAACACTCAATTATAAAATAAATATATCTAATGAAGTGGGTATTCAAGATGTTGTTGATGGATCAATGTTTTTGCATATATCTGGTATAAATAGTGAGCATGAACTTATGAATGAAGTAACAGAGGCTATGGAAAACATTATGGAAGAGTTAGGCTATGATATATTAGGTGGTTATTGCAAAGTAATGTCTGGTCACGATGAACTATTCAAATTAGATTTTTATTCACATGAAGATTTAGATGACGGAGAAAGTATATGGATACAGCCAATAACGAAGACAATTCATTAAAGAATGCAGCTAAAGTATTTAACAAAATAGGTTGGGAGAAGAAATTATGCGATTTGACAGAAGAACAAATGGTAGCTTTAATATCAGTAATACAATCATCAAGGGAGATAGAAAATGAGTTTGTCTGCGACTATGTTACACAATCTCATATTAAATACTTCGGTCAAATCAGGCAACCCGAAGGACTTGAAGACATACCCTTTTGAAGATCAGATAGCAGATTTTGTTGACAAAGGTATTAAAGAAAAGTCAGATAGTATTCCAAGACGAACATATTTAGGGGGGTCTTCACTCGGAGAAAAGTGTTCAAGAAAAATACAATACACTTACATGGGTCAGGAAGTTGACCAAGACAGACACTTTAGTCCACAAACATTAAGAATATTCCAATTTGGTCACGAAATAGAAGACAGTATGGCTAATTGGTTGAAACAAGCAGGTTTTGATTTGCGAACTGAAAAGAAAAATGGAGATCAATATGGTTTTTCTATATCTGATGGACAGATAAGAGGTCATATAGATGGTGTAATATGTGGAGGCCCTGTTGGTATGGGCTATCCGTCTTTATGGGAAAACAAGTCAGCTAATGACAGAAAGTTCAAAGAGTTTCAATCGAAAGGTATGGCAAAAACCAATCCTATATATGCAGCTCAGATAGCTTTGTATCAGGCATACATGGAACTAACAGAACATCCATGTTTATTTACCGTAGTTAATAAAAATACTAGCGAAATATATTATGAACTTGTTCCTTTTGATAAGTTTCTTGCTCAAGAGATTAGTGATAAGGCAGTTAATATATTACAAGCTACAAAAGCTGGTGAGATGTTGCCACGAATAGCTCAATCAAAAGAAATGTTTGATTGTAAGTGGTGTAATTATAAGGAGACTTGTTGGAGTTAAAATAGGCGACACATGAGAAAAAAATGTCGCCTATAACTTCAGCCAATGAAGGTAGGGATAGTATAATGAGTATAGTAAGATTTGGCAATACCAATCGTGATATGAGTGGAAGAGAATTAGTTGAATTAATAAGTCAGAAAGTTCCGCCACAAACACAGATTGATATTTTAAGAGACACATATCCTAATGGTGTAATTAGAGGTGACGAGTTTAATGTAGGCTCTTTAAATGGAGAGCCTGGAAAATCTTTAAAGATAGATATTAATCCAAGATCACCTTGGTTTATGAAAGGCAATGATTTCAACGGATCAAGTGGCGTTGGAGGCATTGTTAAGATATTGATGGAGGGTCGTGATATGAAGCTACCCGAAATAAAAGAATTTTTTTCTGATTATTTAGACGACACTCCTAGATTTCTTAGAGATGAAAATGCTGCTCCTCCAATTGATTCTATAATCAACAAATCATTGAGACAGCAAATAAATATCAATACACCATTTGATAGTGAGCATTCTTATTTAAGTGTGGACGGTGAAGTCATATGTATGGTCAGACGATACAATATGAGAGATGGTGCAGGCAATCCAGTAATGGACGATCATGGCAAGCCTAAGAAAGAATTTCGTCAGTTCACTGGAACTAATCCGTATCCTAAGATGCCTGATGTCAGACCGTTATATAATATACCGAACATTTCTGCTTCAGATAAAATCATATGGGTTGAGGGTGAGAAATGTGCTGATGCTCTTAATGAGATGGGATTTACAGCTACATGTACTATGGGTGGTGCTGGAATGTTGTCTCGTAAGTCAGCTAGTCAGTTTGACTTCTCACCATTACATGGCAAAGAACTAGTTATATGGCCCGATAACGATAACGCAGGTAAGAAAGTTGCTGAACTCGTACAAGACTTAGCTATGAACGCAGGTGCAAGGTCAGTAACAATGCTTACACCACCTTTAGGTAAGCCTGAAAGATGGGATGCAGCCGATGCTATAGCCGAAAGTTTTGATATAAGTCAGTTTCTAAGTGCAACAGTTAAGCATGTTAAACGAAATATAAATCTATTAGATAACAGTTTGTTAATAAATAGGTTTGAGGGTAAAGCACCTGAACAAAAGTTTTTAAT